TGGGACGAAATTGGCCGTGGACTTGTCGGAATGGGCGGTGCTCTTCTTGAAGTCGGTGGTATGTCTGGTGGCCTAGGAGCTTTAGCAGGATTCTCAGGCTTATTTGGTGCTGGCACTATTTGGGTAGCTATCCAAGGTCTAGATGATCTTGCAGATGCTCTCAAGAAATTTGGTGAAATGACTTGGGATGAGATCGGCAGAGGCCTTACCGCTATGGGTGGCGCTCTTCTTGAAGTCGGCGGTATATCTGGCGGTTTAGGAGCTTTGACCGGAATCGCTGGTATATTTGGAGCTGGCACTATTTGGGTAGCTGTCCAGGGGCTTGACGACCTAGCAAATGCTCTCAAGAAGTTCGGGGAGATGTCTTGGGATGAAATCGGCAGAGGCTTGACCGCGATGGCCGGTGCCTTATCCGAAATTGCAATCGGTGGTTTACTCAATACTTTCTCAATTCTCGGCTCCATTTCCATTGAAAACATAGCGGAACCATTGGGCATGCTAGCCGATTCGGTCAAAAAATGGTCAGGAGTAGTTGTACCGGAGAATCTTGGGCTTCAACTTGGTTTACTCGCTGATGGCATCATGAAATTCACCTTTGGCGGAATGGGCGCTAGCGCACTCGCTGAAGTGGCAGCTCCATTAGGGACAATGGCCGATTCGGTTGGGAAATGGACTGGCGTAGTTGTCCCAGAAAATCTCGGAACTCAGTTAGGCCAGTTAGCTAGCGGAGTTAAAGCATTCACCTTTGGTGGAATGGGCGCCAGCGCTATATCTGAGGTAGCGGGGCCGTTAGGAACGATGGCTGACTCGGTTAGCAAATGGTCCGGGGTAACCGTTCCTGAGGGACTCGGCGAGCAGTTAAGTTCCCTGGCCCGTGGTGTTAGATCTTTCTCGTTTGCGTTTATGGGGGGCTGGTCTATGTCCGCCATTTCTGGCCCACTCGGTGAATTGGCAGGTTCTGTTACCAAGTGGTCTGGAGTAAGCGTGCCTGAAAATCTTGAGTCTGGCCTAGAAGGCATAGCAAACGGTATTAAGGCGTTTTCTTTCGCATTTGTTGGTGGATGGACAGTCAGTGATATTGTTGCCCCACTTGGCAGTTTAGCCGACTCGGTTAAAAAATGGGCTGGCATTACTGTACCTGACAGTATTAAAACCGGTCTAACAGAAATCGCAAACGGAATAAAAGAGTTTAGCTTACTTGACTCTGCAAAATTAGCACTGATAGACGGACCGTTGAACACTTTAAGCGACGCGTTCGAAAAATTAAGCGGAATAACCGTTACTGGCAATAACCTGGTTACTCTTGCTAAAAATATAAAAACGTGCGGCACTGAGTTGACGGGATTTGACTCTACTTCTATCAGTACTGCGGTTTCCTCGATAAACAAACTGGTTGGCGTAGTCAATAAAGTCAATGGGACGAGCGTTGGAAATGTCGGGGCATTTGTTAGCGCGGCTAATAAGCTGAACGATATCAAGATTTCTGAAATTAAAGTTAATTCTGGGAATCTATCGTCGGCAATATCAGCTATTAAAAATGCGATGGCGTCAATGAGCAAGACGATAAGTTCAAGTAAATCGTCGCTCGATTCCGCAATGAAGTCTGCCCTTTCCGGTATTTCTGGAGCAGCTAGATCTAAGGTAAGTGAGATGACTTCCGCTGCTAACGCATTAACGAGCGCGTTGGTGAAGGCCATCTCGAGCAAAAAGTCGTCTGTTACATCGGCTTGCGAAACACTTACGTCTGAGGGCGTTAAGGGTATTAGAGGTAACGAGTCTTCGTTCGAGACTGCCGGTAAATACCTTGGCGATGGTCTGGTTATCGGTATCAATGCAAAACAGACCGCTGCCTACAAAGCAGGCTACGCTCTTGGCCAAAAAGCAGCTCAGGGTGAAAAGGACGGTCAGGATTCGGCATCGCCGTCTAAGTTAACCATTCAGGCTGGTAAATGGCTTGGTGACGGCTTGATTATCGGTATGGAATCGATGTATTCAAAGGTCTACAAGTCTGGCTACAAGATGGGCGACGAAACTGTTTCGTCGATATCTTCCGCCATTTCTCAGATCAGAGATACCATCGATTCAGATATGGATGTTCAGCCGACTATTAGACCGGTCTTAGACCTCAGCGATGTCGAGTCTGGGGCTGGATCGATCAATAGAATGCTTGACATCGGTTCGTCGGTTGGTGTTCTCTCTAACGTCAACGCGATCGGTACAATGATGAACAGAAGAAATCAAAATAGCGGAAATACCGAGATTATTTCGGCTATCGACAAACTTCGTAAGGATATTGGTAATGTAGGTGGCACCTCTTACACTATCAATGGCATTACTTACGATGATGGCAGCAATGTCTCGGAAGCCGTCAAAGCTTTGGTTAGAGCGGCTAGAGTTGAAAGGAGGGTATAAGAATTGGCTACGACATACACAGTTAAAAATGGAGATTGCCTTTGGAATATTGCGCAATCGCAACTTGGCGATCCTCTTAGATGGACTCAGATTGCCGAACTCAATGGTATATCTAAAAGCAATCCCGTTATCTATCCAGGCCAAGTCTTGAACCTCGAAGTTGGCTCAAGTTCGTCGAGCAGTGCCTCGAAACCGAATACCAGCACGATGGCCACTATTCAGTATTTCGGTCTTCAGGCCGGTACGGATAGGACACTCTTTGCGACTTGGAAATGGGACCGGTCACACACCGAGAACTACAAAATACGTTGGTGGTATTGCACAGCAGATGGAATAGCAATGCTTGGCACAGAGTCTACCGTTGACTTTCCTCAGTGCACGTATAATGCCCCCAATAACGCTGTGCGAGCTTGGTTCCACGTCATGCCGATTTCTGAGAAGTACCAGTCCAATGACAAGGATGTTTCCTATTGGACGGCCGAGTGGTCGACTCAAAAGACTTGGGATTTCGCTAATAATCCTCCTACAAAACCGTCTGCCCCTTCTGTCGAGATTAAGGACTTCACCTTAACCGCAGAACTGGACAATCTCAACGTAAATGGAACGGCTATTGAATTTCAGATCGTTAAAGATAACAACTCGATATACCAAAACGGCAAGGCATCGATACTCTTTGGGCACGCAGCTTATTCTTGTACGGTCCCTGCCGGTAGCGAGTATAAGGTTCGTTGCCGTTCCATAAGAGATGAGATTTATAGCGATTGGTCAGATTATTCGAGTAACGTCGATACTCCCCCAAGCGCACCGAGTGTTTTTACGGAACTGAAAGCTTTGACTGAAACCTCCGTGTACGCTGAGTGGGATGCGGTACCAAACGCGGAGAGTTACGGCATCGAGTACACGGACAAGATAACATATTTCGATAGCTCTAATAAGGTCCAGTCCATGACTGTCCAGTCGATAGTTCATCATGCCGAGATAGAAGGCCTCACTAGTGGAACTGAATACTTCTTCCGAGTCAGAGCTGTAAACTCTAAGGGCAACTCCGCTTGGTCTGAAATCAGGTCAATTGTCGTCGGAAAGAAGCCCTCTGCGCCGACTACTTGGTCATCCACAACAACCGCCATTGTCGGGGAGTCCCTTGTTCTATACTGGGTTCACAACTCCGAAGACGGCTCTAGCCAAACATACGCAGAGCTTGAACTGGCAATCGACGGCGAAACGGAAGTCAAGACCATAAAGAACACCGAAGTCGAAGAAGAGAAGGACAAGACGAGCTTCTATTCGCTCTCTACTTCGACGCTTACTGAGGGTGCTAAGATTCAGTGGCGAGTCAGAACGGCTGGTATAACGAAGCAATACGGGGACTGGTCGATTCAAAGAGAGGTCGACGTCTACAGCCCCCCTACGCTTCAGCTTAGTGTTACTGACATTAACGGAAACGCAGTTAGCACGCTAGGGTCATTCCCGTTCTACGTCAAAGCCATTCCTGGACCGAATACACAAGCGCCGATCGGTTATCATTTGACCGTAATCTCGAACGCCGTTTACGAAACCGTAGACACCGTCGGTAACGTCAAAATGGTAAACAAAGGTGAATCGGTCTACTCAAAGTATTTCGATATTTCTGAAACTTTGGTGATCGAGCTGTCTGCGAATAACATCGACTTGGAGAACAACGTGAGTTATACAGTCGTATGCTCCGTTACCATGAACTCCGGTCTTACGACTGAGCAGACGTCTCAGTTTACCGTCGCTTGGGTTGAAGCTGCCCATATCCCGAATGCGGAAATAACCGTAGATAAAGAAACGCTCGCGGCGCATATACGGCCTTACTGCGAAGAGTTCCCACTCTTATATTACAAGGTTACGCATGACGCCTCGACCGGAGAATACGTCAAGACTCCAGAAGTCATAGCAGAAACAGAAGGTGTCACGACCTCGGATAATGCCGTCACCACTACTGGAGAACTGGTGTATACTTACGGCGTTGGCGCATATTTCTGCATGGGAGTCGCTGAAGAAGGGTCTCCAGTAGCAGGCATAAGCCTGTCTGTTTACCGTAGAGAATTCGATGGCAGTTTTACCGAGATAGCAAAGGGCCTGGATAATATGAAAAACACGTTTGTGACAGACCCTCATCCGGCACTGGACTATGCCCGGTATCGAATTATAGCCACTACTGACGCAACTGGCGCAGTGGCTTATTATGACATGCCTGGCTATCCTGTCCAAGAAAAAGCAGTAATCATCCAATGGGACGAGGCTTGGTCAAGCTTCGATAATGTAGGCGCAGAACAGCAAGAGCAACCCGCGTGGTCTGGCTCGATACTTAAGCTTCCATACAATATCGATGTTTCTGATACTAACAGCCCTGACGTTGCTTTGGTCGAGTATATCGGGCGTAGACGGCCCGTAAGTTATTACGGAACCCAGATCGGCGATAGTTCTACTTGGAACGTAGAGATCGACAAGAAGGACGTGGACACCGTGTATGCTCTTAGACGTCTGGCGATATACATGGGTAACGTGTATGTTCGCGAACCGTCCGGAACCGGCTACTGGGCCAACATCAAGGTCTCGTTCAGTCAGAAGCATTTAGAAGTTACTATACCAGTAACTCTCAGCATCACAAGAGTAGAAGGAGGCGTGTAATTTGCCTGATTGGTTATCTTCTATGCAGCAGTCATACGAATACTATGTCGTAGACCCGAAGACGTGGAAAGATGTCAGACTGCTCGATAATGTGAAAAAGTGCACAATAACTCGCGATTCGGAAGCGGATACTCTCGGTTCGGCAACGATCGACATAGCGGAGTCTTTGGGGGAGTGCTACATAAGGGTATACCTGGTGACAAATCAAAATGGACTAAAAGAGAAGTGGCCACTCGGCACATTCTTAGTCCAAACCCCTTCTTCTACGTTTAACGGAAAGGTACGCGATGTCTCTATGGAGGCCTATACTCCACTGATGGAGCTAAAGGAAAACCCTCCTCCGCTTGGTTATTCGATATTGAAAGGCGGAAATATTATGAGTATCGCGTATCAGTTAGTGCGCGAAAACGTAAGAGCTCCGGTCGTAGAGAAGACGGCAGACGATAAGTTGTTTTACGATTTCGTAGCCGAAACCAACGACACTTGGCTTTCATATGTAACGGACTTGATCGCCAACGCTAAGCATCATTTCGAGCTGGATGAAATGGGCCGTATTCTATTTTCTCCGAAGCAGGATACGGCTTCTTTACAGCCAGTTTGGACCTACAGTGACGACAACAGTTCTATCTTGCTTCCTGAGTTCAACATGGACCATGATTTGTATGGGATACCGAACGTCGTCGAGGTCATATATTCAAACGGTTCAGACCGATACTATTCCAGAGTAGTCAACGATGACGAGAACAGTCCGACGTCTACAGTTAGCAGAGGGCGTGAAATCACTTATCGTGAGACTGATCCTGACTTGATCGGCGACCCGACCGAAATGCAAATCGATGAGTATGCCGAGAGGCTGCTCAAAGAGATGTCTACGCTGGAGTACAAGATAACATATTCGCATGGCTATTGCCCTGTCCGAGTTGGCGATTGTGTCAGACTGAACTACTCTAGAGCAGGATTAACCAACATCAAAGCAAAGGTCATTAGCCAAACCATTACGTGCCAGCCTGGCTGTGAGGTTAAGGAGAAAGCGGTCTTTACAAATAAATTATGGAGGTGATTACGTATGGGTTTATCGGAGGATTTGATATCTCAGTTTGCCAAAGTGACAAACGACTCGAAAGAGGACGATAAAGAAACCACAGTTTACGGAACTGTCGTCAAATACGAAGGCAGAGATTATGTGAAACTGGACGGTTCTGAGCTATTGACTCCTATATCCTCGACTGCCGTTGCCGACGATGGCGAAAGAGTAACGGTAATGATCAAAAACCATACCGCCACAATAACTGGTAACATATCATCTCCAGCAGCCAGAAATGGCGATGTTAGCGATATAAGCGACCAGATAACCGAGTTCGAGATAATCATATCTGATAGAGTCGTAGCTGACGATATCGAAGCGGTAAATGGTTATTTCGAATCTATCAAATCAACGATCGCCAACTTTAGCGATATGGAAGCCGTTACCGCACAGATCGAGACATTGCAGGCGAAGTACGCGAGTCTTGACCACGTAACGGCTACTGATATTGAAGCGATAAACGCCGATATTGAGAGCCTCAAAGCTACATTTGGCGACTTCACGAATATATCTGCTGACGATTTGGAAGCGATAAATGCCGACTTCGATAACGTCAAAGCGTATAATGCCAAGTTTACGTATGTTTCTGCCGATGTGCTAAAGGCACTAAAAGCAGAGGTCGTGAGACTTGATACCGAGAAGCTGAGTGCGACGGATGCTGAGATAAAGTACGCGAATATCGATTTTGCGAACATTGACCAGGCCGCTATAACAAAACTTTTCACTGATTCTGGCATTATCAAAGACCTGATCGTTAGCGAAGGTAAGATTACAGGCGAATTGGTCGGCGTTACGATCAAAGGCGATATTATCGAAGGCGGTACTGTCAAGGCGGATAAACTTGTGGTAAAGGGCAGCGATGGCTTGTTCTACAAACTTAACGTCGATGGTGCCGATGGGGTTACTGCTGAGCAGACTGAGTATAACAGCCTGAACGGTAGTGTGATCACCGCTAAGTCTGTTACTGCCGAAAAGATCGCTGTCGATGATCTCGTCGCTTTCGACGCTACTATTGGTGGATTCGTCATATCGGATGCCGCTATATATTCTGGTGTCAAGTCGAGTGCCGATAACACTACCAGAGGCATCTACATGGATAAGGATGGCCAGTGGGTTGTTGGCGATGCTTCGAATTTCATCAAGTATTATCGAGACACGGACGGCTCGTATAAACTTGCCATATCTGCAAGAAGTATCAAGCTGAGCACGAGCGGCGTCGACTTGGAGACGGCCGTAGCTGATGCAATCACTAGTAGCGTAGAAGAGTTCTATCTGTCTACTTCCCCGACGTCTTTAAGCGGTGGCTCGTGGTCTACGTCTCAGCCGGCTTGGACTCAGGGCAAGTATATTTGGCGCAGAACGGCTGTTACTTACGGCGACGGTTCGAGCGAGTATACGCCAGATCAAAATGGAGTGTGCATCACTGGTAATACAGGTGATAAGGGCGAGCAGGGCATCCAGGGTCCCCAGGGTGTTTCTGGTAAGACCTCTTACTTCCATATTAAGTATTCCTCGGTGTCCAACCCGACGACTTCGTCTCAGATGACCGAAACGCCGTCGACATATATCGGCACTTATGTTGACTTTGTAGAAACGGACAGCACAGATCCGAATAAGTATTCTTGGACGCAATTCAAGGGCTCTCAGGGTGCTAAAGGCGATCAGGGTATCCCTGGCACAAATGGCACCAACGGCCAGACGTCGTATTTGCATATCGCTTACGCCACTAATGCTACTGGTACTGCTGGGTTCTCCACAACCGATGGCACAGGCAAGGCCTATATTGGCCAGTACACTGACTTCACATTAGCCGATAGCACCGACCCATCTAAGTACACCTGGACTCTTATCAAGGGTGCAACAGGAGCTACTGGACCTCAGGGGCCTACCGGGCAGACTGGTGCGCCAGGCGCCGACGCTATTACGATGGTCGTGACGTCTACGAATGGTACAGTATTCAAGAACACTGCGATCGCAACTACCTTGCAAGCTCATGTGTACAAGGCTGGCGTAGAGGTTACAGGTACTGCTCTGTCTAGCCTCGGCACAATTAAGTGGTACAAGGATGGCTCAACTACGGCATCCGCCACCGGTTCAACGTTGACCATTTCTGCCGGCAGTGTTGACAACAAGGCCACATACGAGGCGCGACTAGAATAAAACAAAGGAGGGTAATTCAAAATGGCAGTGAAAGCTAGCTACACAATTACCCTGGTTAGGGTTAATGACGGCGCCCAAGGCCCTACCGGCGCCACAGGAGCAACAGGCGTGGGAGTGAAGTCCTCTGCCGTGACATATCAGGCGAGCTCCTCAGGAACGTCCATCCCAACCGGCACGTGGGGCACGACTATCCCGTCCGTCGCAGCGGGTCAATATCTCTGGACCCGTACTGTCATCACCTATACCAATAACACCACCACTACGTCATATTCTGTCGGAAAGATGGGTAACACAGGAGCTACTGGTGCTACTGGTAGTGCGGGCAAAGGCATAAAATCCACCGCTGTAACCTATCTAGCTGCGGCAAACGGTATGACTACTCCGACTGGAACTTGGTCGACGTCCGTCCCTGCAACGACCGCGGATAAGCCATATTTGTGGACACGCATCATCATCACTTATACGGACAACACCACCAGCACGTCATATTCCGTCGGAAGCACGCCCGAGGGGATTCAAGTTGGTGGAAGGAATTTATTATTTGGAACCGCTGAGGATAGACTGAACGTAACGCATGATGAATGGGTAGCCAGAGCAAGTATCCTTGACGAGCAACGATATTCCGGACGCTCAGTTTATAAAATATCAACTGTGTGGAATTCTCTGGAATTTAATTTTAACACGATTGTTGACAGATCAGAATTACAAGTTGGTGACACACTGACGTATTCTATCATGGCAAAAATGGATGCGGGGGCACATACGCAAGGTATATGCCTGACGGCAAACTACAGAGACGATAATTCTGCTTCTGGTGCGGGCCGTCCTCCTATTATAGTTGGAACGCAATGGGTAAAGCTTTCAAAGACCTTCACCTATACTCAGTCCATGAAAGATAGGATGACCGAAACTCTGTTGAGATTCGGATGGGAAATCTGCGGAAGTAGTTGTGCGGATGGAAAGTATTATTATTTTTCGTCTCCAAAACTCGAATTGGGCAACAAAGCCACTGACTGGACACCTGCTCCTGAGGATGTTCAGCAGGGCATTGATGACGCTCAGTCGACTGCTGATACTGCACGAGACACGGCAAACAACAACCAGGAAACCATTATTCAGACACGCGCTGACTTACAGATATTACAGAATAGCATCGCCTCGCTTGTAACGGATGAGAATGGCGCTTCGTTAATGACACAGACCTCGAACGGGTTTACATTCAACATCGGCTCTATTCAGTCTAGTCTGAACAACGCCATGCAAAATCTGAACGCGCTCGAAGGTGATGTAGCCTCTGCTAATAGCGTCATATCCAGTCTCAACTCGCTGACTTCTGATTTAGCTGCAAAGACTGCTTATATCATCATGAGTACCGACGACACTGGCGCTCCTTGCATCGAGCTTGGTAAAGAGGATAACCCGTTCAAAGTGCGTATCACCAACACGTCGATTGACTTTATGGAAGGCGCGCAAAAGATCGCGTACATCACAAACCACTCGCTTTATATTCAGAGTTCTGTGGTCACTGACGATCTACAAATTGGTGAGACTCCTGGCTGGATCTGGAAGAAACGAGCGAACGGTAATCTAGGATTACGATGGAAACCTTAGGAGGTGAGTAGATGGCTACTGTAGAAAACTGGAATCCACATGGAGTAGCACTTGATATTTCTGCAAGTGTTAAAAGCGTAACTAGAACCTCGGCTACGCAATTTACAGTATCGATCGGCGCCTCGTGGTCAACGCACTGGAGCGGAGCTCGTACCAACTACGAAATGAAAGCTTCGTCCGGCGGCGGAACTTCGATACTCAATCCTTTCGGGACTTATTCGAGTGGTGATAGCGGCACGTTCACTGGTACATATTATATCAGTGGTAACGCTGGCGCCTCGAAAGATATTTGCGTTACATTTACAAACACCGGCGGAAGTAATGCCCCAACAGGCCCGTCTGTCTCCTACGGCGTCTGGCTTAATGTGTCAGTTCCTGCGCTACCCTCGTATGCTGTTTTGTATAATGGAAATGGAGGCACTGGCGCTCCTGGTAGGCAACTCAAATGGAAAGACCAAAGTCTGGCACTGTCGAGTACGAAGCCGACAAGAACCGGTTATACGTTTGTTAAGTGGAACACCAATAGGGGGGGAACCGGAACGAGTTACAACCCCGGTGCAACGTATACTGCCAACGCTGCTGTTACGCTCTACGCCGTATGGAAGATCAACACTTGGACGGTTTCGTATAATGCTAACGGAGGCACTGGCGCTCCTGGCTCGCAAACCAAGACATACGGGCAAACCCTCACGCTGTCGAGCACAAAGCCAACGAGGAAGCTTTACAACTTCAAAGGCTGGGCTACATCGGCTGGTTCTAATACTCCTGCGTACCAAGCGAGGTCCGCTTACACAGAAAACGCAAGTGTGACCTTATACGCTATCTGGGAGATTGCATATATTGCTCCTAGAATCACAAGCCTTTCAGTATGGAGAGTAGACGCATCTGGCAATGCCGCAGAAGACGGTACGAGCTATAAGTTGTTGTTCAAGTGGGAAACAGATAAGACAAGCCCAACGTGTAAGATCGAGCATAAGGAATCTACTGCTTCCACATGGTCGACTGCATCGACTACAACCCTCACGGGAACTAGTGGGACCTTTGCTTCTGGTATCCTTGGCGCAAGCGGTCTGAACTCCGAAAAGTCCTATGATATTCGCATCACTATTGCCGATAGTCTTGGCAATTCGAGCCGTAATACCCAGATCGCACCCGTAACCTTTTCAATCGACTTCAAGGCCGGGGGGAAAGGAGTAGCATTTGGTAAACCAGCTAGCGTGTCAGAACGCATTGATTCTGCTTGGCCTCCTACGTTTGCCCCAACATTAATAGGCGGAACAGAGTTAGCGAGCTCTACTGACTTGAACGCATTGAAAACTCCGGGCAATTATATTTGCTCAGGTACGGATGTGGCCAACACGCTTGTAAACTGCCCGACTGGTGGAAACGCCTTCAGACTGGAAGTTAGCTATGCGTATAATGCGGCGGCATATTTGTTCCAGAGGGTTATTGTTCCAAGTAATAGTGTTGAGTATTTCAGAAGGTATGACGCTAACGCAAACGCATGGGAAACATGGACGCAGTCAAACCCGTCGTCTCAAGGCAGCCTAAAGCTCACGGTTAGTGGGCGTGCAAGGACCCCTTTTAAGATGTTTCCTGGTACCTCCAGCGGCGATGGAATACAGATAGGTGCCGGAGGACGAGTTGTTGTAGGCGGAGGAGAAAGCGCTGCTAACTTCGTAAAAGGGGCTTCGGCTGAAGGAGCTACTGGCGCGACCGAAGATCTCGTTTTGACCGCCGATAAGGCTGTCTATATTGACACAGATATGCAGAAAGGCTACGCGTCGAGACAAAGGTACGCATTTGGAAGAGATGGGCAGATCGTCATGCCAAACGGAGTTAAGTTCGGTGCCCAGAACAAAGTCCTCGCTACGCCGAATTACTTTATGAACGAGAACCAGACCGTAAACCTTTCTAAAGCCATAAGTGCTCAAGTGAACGGCATTGTACTAGTATGGAGCTACTTCAATAGCTCGACGCAAACTAGCGCTGACTATGACTTTATCTATCATTTTATATCAAAAAGTCATGTCGCCTCATACCCAGGAAAAGGCATATTTGTTTCAAGCGTCTGCGAAGACGGGAACATGTGCAAGTATATTTACCCGAGCGATACGTCGATAAAGGGTTACGCAAACAACCAAGCCACCACCAGTTATGGAGGGGTTACATTTAATAACGATAATTTTGTGCTTCGGCAAGTTATAGGAGTGTGATTTAACATGGCTTTGAAAAAGGTTATTACAATGCCTAACGGATTGCCATTGGAATATCATCGCATTGCGCTCGTCAGCCTCGATATTAATAACCAAAACACGATTTTAGTCCAATCATATTTGAACGAGCAGGCTCGCCAGTACGAGAAGGATTACACGGCCGGTTTGATCGAGGGAAAACCAGTATTCCCGTATGTGGACGCAAGATATTACAACCCCGGGTATGATGGGGCCATGTCTATCAGTCTCGCATACAATTGGGTTAAGAATAACGTCCCAGAATTTGAAGGCGCCGTTGACGTTTTCGAGGACGATGAGGCGAGCGATGTGACCGGCGACGAGTTTATTTCGATGGTAGAGGGGGTGCTGTAATGAAACGTGAAGACGCTAAAGCCGTCATTGCTGCACTCGTGACACTCAGAGAATCCGCTACAGACGAGCAGGCTTTGAAGGCATCGTGTTTATATCCTGCTTGGAGAGTCGGTGTGGAATATAAGGTCGGCATGAAAGTCCTTTGGGAGAAAGTTCTCTATAAGGTGCTCACAGCTCACACATCGCAAGAGGGCTGGGCACCAGATGCCTCTCCGTCGTTATTTGCGAAGGTGCTTATCCCGGAACCGTCTGTTATTCCGGAGTGGGAGCAGCCCGAGTCTACCAATGGCTACATGACTGACGATAAGGTCAAGCATAACGGAAAGACTTGGGTATCGCTAGTCGATAATAACGTATGGGAACCTAGTGAGTCGGTTCCCGATTTATGGAGGGTAGCAAATGAGTGATGCAATTATTGTCGCAATTCTATCGTTGATCGGAACGCTTGCGGGAACATTCGGGGGTATTCTAGTATCCAATAAACTTACCAACTACCGCATTGCACAGTTGGAAAAGAAAGTCGAGAAACATAATACTGTCATCGAGCGAGTTTATGACCTCGAAAGGCATGAGGCTGTTATGGAAGAGGATATCAAAGTTGCTAATAAACGTATCGGCGACTTGGAGCATGCTCACGAATGATTACATAATAAAAAGGGGCTAGTCGTAACTGCTACGCCCCCTTTTATTTTTGCTTAGGTATCATGTAAGTCCTCATGAATGAGCCCAGGCATCACCCCGAAGCTAGAAAACCTTCATTTAGAAGGGATCTTAGCTTTCAAAGAGATGTATATTTTGTAAGGCTCGGTGTGATATTTCATGCCTTTTACCGTTTCTTCTTTCGATCGAGAGAGCTTTAAAAAGGCGACAAAAGAATTTCTTAGGAACGTGATTAAAGGAGAGAAGGAACGTGGCAACAGTCATACGACCAGAAATATCTGAAAAGAACAAATATTGGATAGACCGTCATCGGTATTACGAGTTAAAGCACTTCTGCTTGCAATACTCGGAATGGAAAAGACTCTACGAAGAAGCTAATGAATCAATTATATTTGCTGCCAGAATAGAAGCTCTCCCATCGGTGATAGTGCGATCCGATCTAACCGCCAAATACGCTATAAAGAAAGCCTATTATTCAGAGAGAATTAAATTAGTAGAGTCGATAGCGAAAGAGGCGGACGAATATTTGTATGATTACATATTGAAGGCAGTCACAGAGGGCTTGTCATACACATATTTCAAGTCGTCTATGAACATTCCGTGTGGTAGAGATATGTATTACGACAGGTATAGACGTTTCTTTTGGTTGCTTAGTGAGGCAAGAGATTAAAGAAAGGGCTGTTGATAAATGAACCATCGAACCGAACGAGCAGTAATCGAGAAAGCTAGATTGGCATGCGGCTTGTCTCATATTTTGAAAGATTGCACAGACGACTTGCGTATATATTCTAATCCTAGAGAGCTAGACAAGTTAAATGCTGCCGTCGAGGACGCAAAAACAATACTGCAAAAGCTAACTGACGTTGTCGTGGAATTGGAGTATGTCTTATATTTGGAGGAGACTGGAAATGAATACTAATAAAATTATGAAAAACGTATTATGGGGAGTAAGTGCTTTGGTAGGGTTTATAGTAGCGGAAGGAGTCTATAAGGCCGGACTCAATTCAATCAATAAACACGAGGAGATCATGGCCGACGAACTCGATGAGGGAATAGAGCTGGAAGAATAGACGCGATATTTACGTACCACTTTATGAGGAGACTTAACGGTCTCTTCTTTTTTTTTAATCTAGCTTTAGAAAACCAGCACTCGGGTTACCGAAATGAATGTTACTTTTGTAAAGCGAAAAATTCCCGGGGTTGATTTTTTAGAAAAACATTTTAGAAAGGAGAAAACAATGACTGAGTACGTAATCGTATGCCTCGCCGGAGTTGTAATCGGAGTTGTCGCTACTCTCTTGTGGTTACTGGGTCGTAAGCTGGGGACGCTTCGGGTAGCCACTGACGAGAACGATGGGCAGAACTATTTGTTCCTGGAGCTGAGCAAAGATAAGATTCCGGAGCTCCGAAAGAGAAAACATGTAGTCTTGAAAGTCGACTGGGCCTCGGATGCTTCGCAAAAATAACACTGCCTGTTATGGAATGTACCAAATTTATTTTTAAAGGAGGGCTTACTATGAGCATCAAAAGCATTCTGGAAGAGGAGTTTGAAAGCGAACTCGGAGAAGTAAGTAAAATGGAGGTTGGAAGCGAAAAGTGCAAGACGGGTCTTGACGGCGCGCTGAAAATCGCAGATCGAATCATTGAGATCGAGAAACTTGAAGCTGACTTTAAGCGTCAGGACGAGAGTAGAGAAATCGAAACCGCACTGAAGCAGCAGCAGCTTAGAGACGAGAAGAAAGATCGAGTGACTAAGAACTGGATTTCGGTAGGCGTACCGGCAGCGACCCTGCTTGTGACGGGGCTGACGTTCATCGGATCTACTAACTTCGAGAAGACTGGACACATCATCTCGACCGAAGCTGGAAGAAGCGCACTGAAAGCGTTGCTTAGATTTAAAGTGTGATACGACCAAACCTAGAGGCTGTGTAAAACATGGCCTCTTCGTTTTTCGAAGGAGGGAAGTATGCGATACCATTATGAAAAACCGTCTATATTTTTGTCTATGTATGGAGTCACTCACAAATGCAGCCATCCAGTATACAGCAAATGCACGTTATATTTGTTAGATGGCAAGGGCTTATGCGTAATTCAGCAACGCTACGACCCGGATACCAAGAAAACATGGTGGGGCGAGATAGACCCTTGGCTTACAGATTCTATATATTTGCATCCGAGATTCAAAGATTACTTCGATTCGCGTGCAAAGACGTGCTCAAACGGTTTATATCCTACCGTTACTATCAGACAATTGATGTGGGCACTTAAAATGAAACCTATCAAACGGCATCGGTGGGAGACTTGCTTTGATAGGAAAGAAGTGTAGGACGCGAGCTTTACACCGCCTTTTATGGAAACAATAACGAAAGGAGAATGGAGATGGACGAATTGAAATTAAGACTATCTACAAAGTGGATGAGAAGCATCGTTACCAAACTGATATCAAAAGCTATTTTTAAGAAAACTGGATACCAAATTGGCATACAGTTAAACAAAATAGAAGTTGAATCTGTTGACGGTAAGATATATCTTCACGCCGATGTAGATGCAGAAGTCGACAACGACGAGTTCGTTAAAATCATTAAAACCATCGGAATAGATTGAGCCTTCGGGCTCTTTCTTTTATTTTTCGCGAAAATTACACACTGTCTTATGAGAAGAATAGACGTCCTCGATTGGAAGAGGCCAAGCCGTAACAAGTATCAAATGCGGAGCGGGTTTAAACCCCGGCGTCTACTTTTTATTTTCTTTTTTAAAGGAGGCGTTACCATGAAAGTATTATTCCATCTATTTATGACGTTTGCAACGGGCGGACTGTGGTTGGTTTATTTACTGGTAAGATATCTTGTCAAGAATAGCTGATCCGCGAAGAAAACATCTCCTCTTATGAGAATAAACCAATTTAAGGAGGAACTTAAAATGAAATCTTTATCGGAGCAGAAATGGGATTGTTCTACAAGGATTCCATTAAGGGCTTCGTTAAAGAGAAGTTCGCAAAAGATTGAGCCTTCGGGCTCTTTCTTTTTGTTTTGCTTTTACCAAAACTCGAAAGGTGACGAGGACAATGAATAACAAATTGCTACATCGTTCAGAATTATTTTTGAAAAAGAATGCGTCTACTATTTTAACTTGCTTAGGGGCAACAGGAGTTGTAGCGACAACAGTTATGGCGGTAAAAGCTACACCAAAAGCCATGCGGCTTATCGAAGAGGCTAAGGCCGAGAAAGAGGACGATCTAACTAAATTTGAGACTGCGATAGCAGCAGCCCCGGCGTATATTCCTGCGATTATCGTGGGAGCGTCTACTATCTCATGTATATTTGGAGCCAATATATTGAATAAGAAAACCCAAGCCGGTCTGGCATCCGCTTATGCGCTATTAGATCAAACGCATAGAAACTATCAAAGTAAAGTAAAAGAACTCTATGGCGAGGATGCTGACACAGCCGTTCGTACGTCTATAGCAAAAGACGAGTACGAGAAAGAAGATATTATCGAAAGCGAATTACCATTATTCTATGACCAATACTCGAATCGATATTTCAATGCGTCCAACGAGACAGTTTTGAGAGCCGAATATGAGATTAACAAACAGCTTTCTGTTGGTGGAACAGCATCTCTGAATGACTACTACGACCTAGTAGGCCTTCCTCCTGTTGACTACGGGGAATACGTAGGTTGGTCCGCTGCCCAAATGCACGAAATGTATTGGGATGACTGGCTATATTTCCACCACACCAAAGCTGAAATGGACGATGGAATGGTATGCTGGATCATTGATTATATCGAGCCATTTATTGAATACCTCGAATATTAATGTTTCGCGAAAAATTCATACGCTCTTTTCGTTTCCGTACGCGGGTTACAGGAAACGTTGATATTTTGATAAAGTGGCCGCGAAAAAAACAGCGCCTCTTATGAGAAAGGAGACGATACAAATGAAATTCAACGAATTCATTAACAACCCGATTCTTAAGAAAGGTTTGGGCTATGCAGGTATTGTTGTCGCAGGAGCGGTAGCAATGGTTAATGCAGTGGCAGACCAGCAGAAGAATAAGGAATTTGAAGAGCTGAAGAAGACTGTATCTGAACTTCAAGAGAAATGAGGGAATCCCACACGGGATTCTCTTTTTCTTGGTTTAATGAAAGGAGAAAACAATGAACAAAGTAACCGTACCCAAATTTCTTAAGACGCTTGGACGGAGCGTGTCAAAACGAAGCCCGGAGATCCTTACTGGCATCGGAATCGCTGGCATGATCACTACGACTGTGCTCGCAGTGAGGGCTACGCCTAAAGCGCTGATGCTGATGGAAGACGCCGAACACGAGAAGCAGGAAACTCTGACTGCAAAGGAGAAAATCAAAGCGGCATGGAAACCCTATATTCCTGCAATCGTTACTGGGGTAACGTCGACAGTATGCCTCGTTGGTGCGTGCTCTGTAAACACCAGACGCACGGCAGCGATCGCAACCGCGTATAAACTATCCGAGGCCGCCTTGTCCGAGTATAAAGATAAAGTCATCGAGACGATCGGAGAGGAAAAGGAGAAGATCGTTCGAGAGAAAGTAACCGAGGAAAAGGTGAAGAAGAACCCGGTTACTAAGAATGAGGTAATTATTACCGACAAGGGTAACGCGCTGTGCTATGATGCGCTGTCTGGAAGATATTTTAAGTCAGACATTGAGCAAATCAAGCGAGCGGTAAACGAGGTAAATCGGGTAATGCTTAATGAGATGTATGTCTCGCTCAATGATTTCTACGACGAACTCGGCCTTGATCACATCGAGTTGGGTGACCAATTAGGCTGGAACATCGACGACCGGCTGATCGAAGTAGACTTCTCGTCACATCTGGCGGATGACGGAACGCCTTGTCTGGCTATCAACTACGGCGTAGCGCCAAAGTACGGCTATTATAAACTCGTATAAACGCGAAATTTACACACCGTGTTATGGATACAAACACAACTTTTATATTCTGAAAGGAGCAAACAAAATGAACAAAGAAATTATGAAGGACGAAATTATGGACGAGACTGTGATTGACGAGAGTACGGAGCCTTGCGAAGAGTCCAGCGATGGTGTTCCTCTGCTCGCAGTTGGTGCTGTTATGATTGTAGCAGCAGGCGTTGGAGATATCGGCGCGCTGCTGTACAAGAATATGGCAAAACTGGAGGAGAGAAAGATCAAGCGCTGGGAGAAGAAGGGCTACGTGATCTACAAGCCGGAGACGCCTAGCGAAGTCGAAGTTTCTGAGGATTGCGAAGAATCCAAGGAGTAAGGGTGTAATATCCAAGAAAGGGGAGTACCTGTAACAGGGTATTCTCCTTTTCTTTTTGCCGGAGTAAAGGAGGAGCATGAACAGATATTTTTATCGAGGGCCGGTTATGGAATTCGGCAGACTCATTGAGGATCGATGGGAAGGAGAAACACTGGCTGTCTCTGAGAAGAAAGCAAAGAGCAATCTGGCATATCGATACAAAAAAGAAACCGGTAGAGCGCCTGGGAGCAACATTACTCTTCCAGGGAAACTAACCGAAAAGAAAGGGTGAATGACAAGGTGGAAGACTACAGACCTAATTCACATAAATCCAAAGAAGAGGCCGCGTCTCTTCCGGAGAAGAAAATCGAGAAAGTTGTCACGGGTGTAAAAACCAAGAAGAAAAGCGGGGTCAGCAAGCTCGCAGACGTCTTTATCTCTGAAGACGTGGCAAACGTTAAGTCTTATATTTTGATGGATGTGCTTGTTCCATCTATCAAAAAGGCAATCGCGGATATTGTAACAAATGGTATTGACATGCTCCTGTATGGAGGCACTCAGAGCAGCGGCCGACGTGTAGGGGTGGACCGTGTATCCTATGACCGTTTCTCTGACAAGAGAGATCGCGGCGTAAGCAGAGGCGTGAGCAGAACTCGCTTCGACTACGAGGATCTCGTATTCAATAATCGAGGAGAAGTAGAGGCCGTCAGAGAACAGATGGAAGACGTTATCGAACGATATGGCTTCGTCACGGTTGCTGATATGTACGATATGGCCGATCTGACTGCTCCGTACACGGCGTCTAAGTACGGATGGACAAGCATCCGTAACGCCGAACCGGTACGAACACGAGATGGATATATTCTCAAGCTGCCTAGAGCAGTACCCATTGACTAAGGAGGGTTTATATTTACAATGACAAACGATCCTGTGAATCACCCGGCCCATTACACGAGTTCGGGAATCGAATGTATTGACGCCATCAGTGCGGCGTTGTCTTCGTATAAGAATCCGATGCACGCGTGGCTTGCCGGTCAGGTAATCAAGTATATTTGGCGCGCGCCACTTAAGAAGAACTACGAGGAAGACTTGCGTAAAGCGAAGTTCTATCTCGACAGACTTGTCGAAAGTTTTAATAAAAAGGAGACTGATTAATCATGAATAAAACCAAATTTATGCAGAATCTGACCAGAACCCTTAACAGAATTGGTCTTAAAATCAGAAAGTACAGCCCTGAGATCCTCATCGTGGCTGGTGTTGCTGGTACTGTTACCAGTGCTGTGATGGCTTGCAAGGCTACCACCAAGCTCGACGATGTCATGAGCAAAGCCAAGAAAGACGTGGAAGCCATTCACCATTATGCGGATCATCCGGAAGAGCTCACCGCAGAGTATACTCTAGAGGACAGCAAAAAGGACCTCGCTATCGTTTACGCGCAGACTGGTCTCAAGCTTGCCAAGCTGTACGCTCCTGCGGTAGCGGTGGGTGTTCTGTCTCTCACTGCAATCCTTGCGTCCAACAATATTCTTCGTAAGAGAAGCGTCGCTCTCGCCTCTGCTTACGCGCTCGTTGACAAGAGCTTCAAGGAATATCGTGGCCGTGTTGTCGAGCGTTTCGGTAAAGAACTCGACCGTGAACTCCGATACAACATCAAGGCAAAAGAAGTGGAAGAGACCATCACCAAGGACGACGGTTCTGAAGAGAAGATCAAGTCTGTGATTGACGTAGCCGACCCGACTGCTTTCAGTGACTATGCCAGAATCTACGACGACGGCTGCATCGGCTGGAGCAAAGACCCTGAGTACAACCTGATGTTCTTGAGAAGACAGCAGGACTACGCGAATGATATTCTCAAAACACGCGGCCACCTCTTCCTGAATGAGGTCTATGATATGCTCGGTTTCAAGCGCACGAAAGCTGGCAATATTGTCGGTTGGGTGTACGACGACAAGAGCCCGACTCCTGTTGGCGATAATTTTGTTGATTTCGGCATCTATGATCTCGACAACGAAAGAAAGAGAGCTTTCGTAAACGGATACGAGAGAAATATCATCCTCGACTTCAACGTGGACGGTAATATTCTTGATCTGATCGGTTGAAGGGATGGGCTCGACGCGGTCGGGTCAGGAAACTATTACCGTGATATGTTTGACTACCCTTGGCTCCTTTGCCCGAACTAAGGGTAGTTTGCTTAAAGGAGATGAGTAAATGACCGGTAGAGATTTAATTATGTATATTTTGCAAAACCATCTTGAAGACGAGCCTGTATTTAAGGACGGCGAATTCATGGGCTTTATGACCCTTGAGAGAGCTGCTGCAAGTATTGGCGTCGGAACTGCAACGATCAATACGTTAATCAAGCAAGGCGTGATCCAAGGTGTATATTTGGATTCCGCGGTCCTTGTTCCGGTTAATTTCAAGTCGAAGATCGAGGAGTAAATACGATGAAAAACAAATCTGTTATTTCTTACACACTAGCGACGATAGCAGGATTATGTTTTATTAGCGGTATTGCTATATTGACCAAATAAAGGGGACGAATAAACATGCACAGACTAGAGGCAATATTAATAATGTTAGACCGAGCTTTAGGAACGAGGAAAAAAACGTCATATTGCCGGGGGTATCCTCCTAAGTGTTTCTGTGCTTTTTGGCGGGTTAGCAATCACCGTCTTAACATTAAAATCGGAGGAAAGTAACGATGAACAAAAGTTTATTGAGTAATTCAATCGTATTTGCGGTTGGTGTTGCAATCGGTGTTGTTGCGAGCATGCAATATTTCAAGACCAAGTACGAGCAGATTGCTCAACAGGAAATCAATTCCGTAAAGGAAATGTATGCTAAGAGACAGGAGAAGCTCTCCACTCTTAGAGATTATATCGATAAGGCCACTGGCTATACTGGTGGCTCTACCGATGAAGACACTACGGATACTGAGGGGAAGGAGGAAACCGTTGTGGAAAAACCGTACGTGATTGCTCCGGATGAGTTCGGCGAGGCTGATGGATATTCGATCGTTAGCTTGACATATTACGCTGATGGTACTCTGGCAGACGATAACGACGAGCCTGTAGAGGACGTCGATAATACGGTCGGTTGCGATTCGCTAAGTCATTTTGGCGAGTACGAGGATGACTCGGTATTTGTCAGAAACGATGCGCGCAAGACCGATTACGAGATTCTGTTGGATGTCAGAAACTACTCGGATGTCATGGAAGAGATGGAAGAGATGGCACATCTGGGCAACGATGAATGATAAAGTTTGACAGAGAGAACGAAATACGAGACGAATACTTTTACTGGTTAGTCGGTTTGGTATGCAAGAACAGATATTCCAGCTACATCTCTTTCGAGAAGCTGCTGAGATATTTGCATGATACCGAGTTCACGTATTCGATCAAACGAGACAAGAATCGAGCAAGTGACGGAGTCGGCCTTAGATGGCGATTCGTTTCCGGCTATTGGCGTCCTGCAAGTTACGATCATATTTTGGCGTGCTTGGACGGCCCGTGCAGTGTGTTTGAGATGATGGTTGCTCTCGCCATTCGTTGCGAGGAGTGTATCATGGATAACCCGAGTATGGGCGATCGGACTGGCCAATGGTTTTGGGGAATGGTCGTTAATCTAGGGCTCGGTTCTATGACTGATGAGAGATTCGACGCGGGCTATGCCGAAGACACCGTAGAGCGATTTCTGGACCGCAAGTATGACCCGAGTGGCAAAGGCGGTCTGTTCACGATTCGTAACTGCGACCAGGACTTAAGGAAAGTCGAGATATTTCATCAACTTTGCTGGTACTTAGACAGCATCATGTGATACCCGGAGGAAAGAATGAACCATAAAGACGTGTACCAAAAATTTATAGACACGTTGCCTCTCTACGCGAAGAACACGGTAGCATGGTACCGTAATGGCCAAAATAGCATCCGTGTTCGGCAGCTAGACGGCAAGGAGTTTATATTTACGTTTGAGGAGAAAACCTCCTCGCTGAAGTTCGAACGGACTTCTTAATACTCTAGCAAAAATTGAAGAAAGGAGGATAACAAATTGGGATGCTTGATTTTCTAAAGATATCGACACGAAGCCCGAAGAAAGATATTGTGGAAATCTATCCGAAATTCTTGCTCAAGAAATCGTCCGACCTTATGATCAGAGGCAGTGATTTCTATGCCATTTGGTTGGAAGATATCGGGTTGTGGTCCACTGAGGAAGACGATGTTATACGTATCGTTGACCGAGAATTGGACGCTTACTATCGAGAGTATATTAAGAAGCATGAATCTGAAGTAGACAACGTGCGTGTCCTGCATATGTATGATGCGGACAGCGGTTCGATTGACCGTTGGCACAAGTATTGTCAGAAGCAGATGCGCGACTCCTTTACGATGCTCGATGAGAATCTTATATTTTCCAACACAGACGTGACTAAAAAGGATTTCGCTAGCAAGAAGCTTACTTATCCTCTTGAGAAAGGCGATATTTCTGCTTGGGATAAACTGATCAGCACGCTATATTCGCCAGAAGAACGGCGCAAGATTGAATGGGCAATTGGATCGATCGTAGCGGGTGACTCTAAGACTATCCAGAAATTCATGGTGCTTTATGGTGCTGCGGGTACCGGCAAGTCTACAATTCTTAACGTTATACAGCAACTATTTGAGGGTTATTACTCAGTGTTTGATGCGAAAGCATTGGGCTCCGGTAATAGCTCTTTTGCGTTGGAGGCATTTCGCACAAACCCGCTTGTGGCCATTCAGCATGACGGCGACTTGTCGAGAATTGAGGATAATACTAGACTCAACAGCTTGGTTTCGCATGAGCTGATGACAGTAAATGAGAAGTTTAAGAGCACTTACGAAAATCGTTTCAAAGCGTTTCTGTTCATGGGAACGAACAAGCCGGTTAAGATCACGGATGGCAAGTCTGGTTTGCTGAGACGACTGATTGACGTTCATCCTTCGGGCAATAAATTGTCGATGCAAGAGTACAAGCGGACTATGAAACAAATCAGTTTCGAGCTCGGTGCAATTGCGTACCACTGCAAAGAAGTATATTTGGAAGACCCTGCTTATTATGACGACTATGTTCCAACTGAAATGATGAGCGCGTCGAACGATTTCTATAACTTCGTAATCGACTCGTATCATGTGTTCAAGCGTGAAGATGGGACGACTCTGAAAGCAGCTTGGGAGATGTACAAGACCTACTGCGACGATGCTAAGGTACAATACCCATATTCTCGCAGGACTTTTAAGGAGGAGCTGAGGAACTACTTCAGAGAGTATGAGGAGAACTTCAACCTCGACGACGGATCTACAGTCAAGAGTTACTACAGTGGGTTTAGAGTTGACAAATTCGAAACTGAAAAAAAGCGCGGAGGGAAAAATGCAGAAAACAAAATAAGCTGGCTTGAGTTCAAAACGCAAAAGAGCATACTCGATGACATGTTGTCAGATTACCCTGCGCAGTATGCCAGCCAAAAAGAAACGCCCTGTGCGAAATGGGACGACTGCAAGACTAAGCTTTCCGATATTGACACTTCAAAGCTCCATTATGTGTTAGGACCGGAAGATTTGATCACTGTCGACTTCGATCTTAAGGACGAGAATGGAAACAAATCGTTTGAAAAGAACGTCGAAGCAGCCAGTAAGTGGCCGGCTACATACGCTGAGTTGAGCAAGAGTGGCCAGGGCATACACCTTGAGTATATTTACACAGGTGACGTATCCAAACTTAGTCGAGTGTACGACGAGGATATCGAGATAAAGATATTTAGTGGAAAAAGCTCGCTGAGGCGAAAGGTCACCAAATGCAATGACTTGCCAATCGCTACCATTAGCTCTGGGCTACCATTGAAAGCAGAGGATAAGATGATAAACAAAGATGTTGTGCAAAATGAAAAAGGACTACGCAAGACAATAAAAAAGTGTCTGGCTAAAGAAGTTCATCCTAACACAAAGTCTAATGTTGATTTCATTTACAAGATTTTGGAAGACGCATATTCTGGCGGGATGAATTACGATGTGTCGGACATGAAAAATGCGGTATTTGCATTCGCTGCTCAAAGCACAAACCAGGCCGATTACTGTATCAAACTTGTTAACAAGATGAAGTTCAAATCGGATGAGCCTGCGGCTCCGGTAGGCGGAGAGGATTCTCCATTGATATTCTACGACGTTGAAGTGTTCCCCAATCTCTTCTTGGTGAACTGGAAGAGGGAAGGAGAGGGGCAGAAAGTCGTCAGAATGATCAACCCGAAGCCTGCTGAGATTGAGGAGCTTATCAGGTACAAGTTGGTCGGATTTAACTGCCGTCGCTACGACAACCACATGCTCTACGCTTGCCTGATGGGCTACACGAATGAGCAACTTTTCAATCTTTCGCAGAAGATCGTTAACGCTAAGAAAGGCGAGAATCGGAATTGCTTCTTCGGGGAAGCGTACAATATTTCGTACACCGATGTGTATGACTTCGCAGCTAAGAAACAGTCGCTGAAAAAATGGGAGATTGAACTCGGAATTCACCACCAGGAACTTGGCTTACCGTGGGACAAACCAGTACCAAAAGATCTATGGCCTAAGGTAGCAGAATATTGCGACAACGATGTTTTGGCAACAGAAGAGGTATTCCACCATCTTAAAGGAGACTGGACGGCAAGGCAGATTCTGGCTGAGTTAGCAGGAGGTTCAGTAAACGATACCACGAACAGCTTGACTACCAAAATCATATTTGGTAAGGAAAAGCATCCGAAGCTAGTTTATACTGACTTGGCTACCGGAGAGCAATTTAATTAAGAAAGGAGGTGTTTAACAACATGTATAATATTTGCGATATTGACTTTGACTACGATGGCAGACCAGGCGAATATGTTTTCGGAGAACGCATTTATATTCCTGACGAATACTTAGACGAGCTTTGGAAAAGGGACCGAGATGCTTGGCATTATTGGGTTAGCACCAAGGGAAGAGTATGGTCTGACGTGTCGAATTCGTTTATAATTGGTTCACCAGTCGGAAGATGCGGTCATATTGATATGTCATTACGCGTAGCTGGAGGACGTCTTCATAAGTATCTTCACCGCATGGTTGCAGAAGCTTTCATACCGAACCCGCATAATTACCCGTTAGTTCGACATTTAGATGATAACCCGTCGAATAACTATGTCGACAATCTGGCTTGGGGGACACAGGGTGATAACATACGTGACGCTATAGACAATGGGCATTTTTACTATTTGACTCGTGAGGACATAGAGCGAGCAAACCAAGCGCGTAGAACCCCCGTCAAAGCTATTCATATTCAAAGCGGGAGAGAGTATGAGTTTATCAGTCAGAGGGAAGCAGCAAGATATTTTGGGATTGATCAAAGTTCCATACAAAATGTTCTCTCTAAGAAAAGTACTAATGCGTATGGTTATTATTTCTACTATGCAGGGGAAGAGCCAGACGATATGAGCAATTACAAGTACAGCCGGCATTTCGCTAGGATAATAGCTACAAATATTGCCACAGGAAGAAAAGTCGTCTTCCGAGGACAAACAGAAGCAGCACGGGCCCTTGGTATGAGCGTGTCTTCTGTGAGTATGGTTCTGAGCGGGAAACAGTCTAGTGCTAAAGGCTATATTTTCGAATACGCAAACGAGGAGGAATATTATGGAGACTAATAACGCTTTCCCTGGGTACGAGTTTGTTGAATTCGGAGAGGATGGCCAACCGCATAATATGTATCGCGGAGAGGACGTAGGATTTGGTGGATATGTATGGGCAAAACCTGGTATGTATGGGAGAACGGTATGCTTTGATGTTTCAGGTATGCATCCGGCGTCTATTAGAGCGCTAAATTATCTCGGGGAATATACTAAGAACTACGCTGATTTAGTAGATGCTAGAACAGCTATTAAGCACAAAGATTTTGATGCTGCTAGACACATGATGGACGGAAAACTTGCACCATATCTCGACGATGAGAGCAGAGCAAAGGATCTAGCTAAGGCCATGAAGCTAGCTCAGAATCAAGTATACGGTCTCACAGCCGCTAAATTTAACAACCCCTTCCGAGATCCTAGAAATAAAAATAACATAGTAGCCCTGCGCGGAGCTCTTTTCATGGTTAACCTAAAACACGAAATCCAAGAGCGAGGTTTCACTGTCATTCACTGCAAAACAGATTCCATAAAGGTTGTCAACCCAGATGAAGAGATCTCGAATTTCATCTTTGGATATGCTAAGCAATATGGATATTCCTTTGAAATCGAGCACGTATTTGAAAGGATCTGCTTGGTTAATAATGCCGTGTATATTGCAAAGCTGGCAGAAGACGACCCCGATAGCCCAGGTGAATGGACGGCGACTGGTAAACAATTCGCAGTACCATATGTGTTTAAGACGTTGTTCAGCAAAGAACCTATCACCGTGAATGACATGAGAGAAACCTTCTCGGTCAAATCCGCTTTATATTTGGACATGAATGAAAAGCTCCAGGATGTGTCTGAGTATGAAAAGGAATACGAAAAACTCTTTAGCAAAGTAAACAACGCCAACCGCTTGATAGAAGACATGAGCGAAGAGCGCGCACGAATCGAAGAACTCTCAGAATTGATCAATAAAGGTCACGACTACCATTTTGTAGGAAAAGTCGGCGAATTCTGCCCTGTTAAACCAGGTAAGGGCGGCGGTTTGCTTATGCGTGAGCAAGACGGTAAATATTATGCCGCAACCGGAACAACTGGCTATAGATGGTTGGAGTCCGAAACGATGCTTGCTTCTGGTAACGAAAAAAATATCGATCACTCATATTACCGGAAGCTTGTTGACGATGCCGTTGATGCTATCTCGCAGTACGGTGATTTCGAGCAATTCGTGTCCGACGACCCCTACGATGATATTCCACCTTGGGAGACACCAGAGGAGCCGTGGAATGAGTCGACGCAATTCGATGTACGGTAATCGCAAGAAATACATACTCCTTTATGAAAAGGAGGAATGAACAATGAATCAAATTTATCTCTACGGACTTTCTGGACCTGACAAGAAGTACAAGTGTCTTAGATACAGCTATATCGAGACTGAGTTCATGTCTATCAAAGAGTTGCGTATGCAAGCTGGCATGTTGTTGTATGAGAACGGCAGCATCGAGCACGTGTACGCTATCGACAATAGGCGTGGACTCTATAGCGATTATAGGGAATCTATCAAGAAAAACACTATCGAATCTTGCATCATTTTCAGAGATATGCTTACAAGAGAAGGAATTCAAATCATTTAGTCAAAAAGAGGAAAGCACTTGAAACATAGTGTCTTCCTCTTTCTTTTTATTCAAACTATATTTATGAAAGGAATGCAAAACATGAATATCACTTTCGCACCTAGAGGCATCCTTCAGATCGACGATGCCAGAATCACTTACAAGAACTTCTCCGGTGAGGCCAGTCAGTACAATCGAGAGGGCGACAGAAACTTCGCGCTCGTAATCCCGGACTGCATGGTCGAGCATCCTGACACCAAAGAGCTCATGCCCCTCGTTGATATTCTCAAAGAGGATGGATGGAATGTCAAGATCAAGCCGCCTCGTGACGAGGAGGACAGCCCGTTCATGTACATGAACGTCAAGGTTAAGTTCAACGATCGTGGTCCGAACTGCTGGCTCGTGACTAAGGGCGTCAAGAACAAACTCGATGAGGAGAGTATCTCCTGCCTGGATCATATTGAGATTGACAGCGTTGACCTGGATATTCGTCCGTACGACTGGGGCCCGATTGGCGCCGATAAGAAGTATGGCCGCACCGCATATTTGCAGGGCATCAAAGTCACGCAGAAGGTTCGCGACAGATTTGCAGATGAGGAGTACCCTGAAGAGTAAACTTCTTTTATGAGAGGAAACAAGTAGCTCAATTGGGTTGCTTGTTCCTCTCTTTATTTTGCTGGGGGGGTCGTTAGCTCAGTCGGTTAGAGCAGTTGACTCATAATCATCAGGTCCAGGGTTCAAGCCCCTGACGGCCCACCATTCGGTGCCGGCTTCACATGTCCGGTTAAATGTCCAGTAAGGTCAACTCGGCCAGGCGCCTGGTTCGAGGAAAGAGGAAACGGCCGATTTATATTTGCTCCTGTGGTGGAATGGGTAGACACATCAGATTTAAAATCTGCCGAGGAAACTCATACGGGTTCGAGTCCCGTCAGGAGCACCAAATTTGAAAGGAGAGACAGCATGGTTTACTACAAAGCAGTCTTGAGTGGACGCGTCTTCCCCGAGCACAAGCTTCGCATCTTGGATGATATTTTCGGAGAGGGGTCTCTTAAGAGTTGGATCGGGCTTGGCAGCCTGGTCCCTGTTAAGAGCGCCAGTGTTATCGATTTCCTCAAGTATGATGATCGGGTAGATGCTACAAGGCTCTACATGGATATTCATAAGTGCACTATTAAAGAGGCATATGACCAGGTGAAGCGTATTGAAGCGGACATGATTCGCTTTGGTAGGAAATAAGTTGTATTTTCAAAAATCGAAAGGAGAAAATTATGAGAATGAACTTCATAGAGGACCCCGTGAACGACCTCGTCAAAAACTACATTAGCCATGACATCGACTTGACGAATCAGATCGCTAAGGAGCGATTGAACAAACTCTACGGGACCCCGTCCATCAAAAACGTTATCTTCCATGATCCTGCCACGATCGTCTTCTGGACTGACGGTACTAAGACAGTTGTGAAGCGTGGCCCGTGTGACAGTTACGATAATGAGAAGGGCCTGGCGATGGCTATTGCGAAAAAGGCTCTCGGAAACGAAGGCAACTACTACAATACCTTCAAGAAGTGGCTGCCTGATGAGGAGCCGAACGGCATTACTTTCACCATTGACGCTGGGCAGTTGTCTAATGATATCAGAAAGATGCTTGGCCTGGGCACCAATGAAAGTAAAAAGATCGAGCGCATGTGTCGTAGCTGCGTTCACAATATGGAGTCTGGCAGTAAGTGCTGGTGCGCATGCTCTCAGCCGTGCATCAATGGCGACGAGTGGAAACCTAAGAAATGAGCGAGCCATTCCTCTACGACTACCAAATGGAAGGAGGTGGTGCCTTTTGACAAAGGAAACTTGGGAGACGGTCAGCGGCTACCCAATATATGAAGTAAGCGATCGAGGACTGGTTCGAAACAAACGAACTAAAGAAATCAAAACTGCTCGACCCGATAACGACGGTTATTTGAAAGTTACTTTGATTGATTCTGCCGATGGCAAAAAAACGCATAGAAAATCGGTCCATCGACTGGTTGCAGAAGCTTTTCTCGGAGGAAAGCATGACGATTTGCAAGTAAATCATAAAAACGGGATAAAAAATGATAACCGTGTTGAAAATTTAGAATGGGTAACTTGCAGTGAGAACGTTAAGCATGCTTATTCGACCGGGCTGCGAGGCCCCTCCGGCGGAAGGGGAGAAATTCGTAAGGTTCGAGTTATCGAAACTGGCGTTGTTTATCAAAATCTTCACGAATGCGCCAAAGCTATCGATAGTGATTCTGGAAATGTTTCAAGATGCTTACACGGGCAATTTGAAACGGTCAAGGGCTACCATCTCGAATATGCGGATGACATAAGCAGTTTTTTATACCCGCATCAGCTTCAAGCAATCGGCCGAATGTTTACAGGATGCATTTTGAATGGAGGAGTTGGCAGCGGAAAGTCGAGAACTGGACTTTTCTATTATTTTAAAGAAAACGGAGGATGGATAGACAAAGAAAAATACACTCCGATGAAGAACCCAAAAGATCTTTATATCATTACCACAGCCATGAAACGAGATAAAAAAGAGTGGGAAGGAGAATTAGCCAATTTCCTTTTGTCCACGCATGAAGACAAGAATGAGCTTTATTCTAATAAGATCGTTGTAGATTCATGGAACAACATTAAAAAATACATTGAAGTAACAAATGCGTTCTTCATATTTGACGAGGACCGTGTATGCGGGTCTGGCGCTTGGGTTAAGGCCTTCTATAAAATAGCGAAAGGCAATGATTGGATCATTTTATCCGCGACGAGCGGAGATTGTTGGAGCGATTATATTCCTGTGTTTGTGGCGAACGGTTTTTATAAAAACAAAACCGAATTTAATAGAGAACATTGCGTATATTCTCGCTATACCAAGTATCCGAAGATTGACAGGTATATTAATACAGGGCGCCTCATTCGACTTCGCGATAAAATTTTAATCGACATGGATTTCTCAAAGCAAACCATACCGCACCATGAAGACGTGTATGCCAAGTATGATATTTCAAAGTATAAGGCGGCTATACGAACTCGATGGGACCCGTTTAAGGACGAGCCTATTCAGCAGGCGTCGGGGCTTTGTTATGTATTAAGAAGAATTGTCAACGAGGACGAATCCAGGCAAGTCGCTCTGATAGAACTAGCCGAGAAGCACCCGAGAATGATCATATTCTACAACTTTGATTATGAGAGGGATATTCTCAGAAATTTGTATTATGGCGATAGCGTTGAAATCGCAGAGTGGTCCGGGCATGCACATCAGCCAATCCCAGAAAGCGAAAAATGGGTATATTTAACTCAATATACGGCAGGCTGCGAAGGATGGAACTCGATAAAGACCGATACCATCGTCTTTTACAGTCAGAATTATTCATATAAGGTGATGACTCAAGCAGCTGGAAGAATCGATCGCCTTAACACTCCATTCCGGGACCTTTACTACTATCATTTCAAGTCCAGATCCGGAATCGACCTCGCAATCAGCAAAGCGCTTAGTCAGAAGAAGCAATTTAACGAGCGGAAATTTGTGAATTGGTAAACGCAAAAAATTCGCAGCCTATTATGGAACCGAAAGGTTACTACTTTATATTTGGAGATGCGTTATGACTAAAGAAAAATTCAAAGCATTCGTGAAGGATCACAAGCGTGAGATCGCCATTGGTGCAATGGTGGTCGCTGGCACTGTTTGTACGGTCGTCGGAGTTAAGGGGATTAAAGTATGTCGCAACAAGACGAAGGCCTACAAGGAGGCGGTTGAGGGATTGAATCAATTCAACAACGCCCTCTGTGAGGCCATGTCTGAGTGCAATTACTATGTCCCGGTGACATATGACGAGGTTTGCCGTGCGGCGGCTAATGGCCATTTGGGAGAAAATCGTTGGCTTGATCCTGACGGGAGTATTGTTGAGGTCAAAAAAGTTTATCGCGTTCGGTAACAAAGTGGAACCGTAACAGGTTACGAGAAGAGGGTCTAATTCAGATTCTCTTCTCTTTTGTTTTTGTGAAAGGAGAAAAAATGATTAGAACTGAAAACTGGTGCGGGTACGATATCCGCTTTGTCGAGATCAATGGCGAATAGTGGGCTATCCTGAAGGATATTTGCGATGCGTTGAAGCTGAGAACTGATAAGATTGCGAGTCGACTTGATCCGTCGATGCTTGAACGCGTAAAGGTCGAGGTATCTGACCACCCCTCAAAGGTGGATAGATCTTATGATCGTAAGCCAGGGGAAAACAAGACTCGTTGGATGCTTGCCGTTAATGAGCTCGGTATTTATGAGGCTCTATTCGCTAGCAGACGCCTTGAGGCTCGCAAGTTCCGTATGTGGGCAGGCACTGTTATGCAGAAGCTTCGCGCTAATGTTGGCCTTGAGGGTTATGAGGTCATGCGGATGACTGAGCCGGAGATCCAGGCCCAAATCGATGATATTCTCGATACTCTATTCTGGGACGACGAGAAGAAGTGCATCATGCAGTCAGTGACAGTTCAGGGCGGAGACGTTGATCAAGTGCCCTTTGATATTTGAAAGGAGAAAATTACTATGTGGACCACTATCCTGCTTTATATTCTCATTGGCCTTCTCGGGTTCTTCCTTGGGACCGTGCTACCTCTCATGGCCATCAGCAAGGCATTCAGGGAAACCTATCAGAAGTGGATTGAAGAAGAAGGCTATCATGACGGCTCTTGGGACGAAGGGGCAGCTTGGTATGAGAAGACGTTCTATCGTATTTTTTATGGAGGCAAGAAATGAAAGTACATATTCTGTCTACCAAATACTATGGTACCCGTGAAATTATCGATAGATACCCGATCTTGAGAGATTACAACTTTGAGGTAATCGGCGAGCCAAGACGCTCATGGCCGTATATCACACTGAAAGATTTAAATGATCTTCTCAAGCTTACGGCGGATCTCGATAAGCAGGTTATTCTTTGGTACGACTTTGACCAGGGGGCATATTTCCTGGAGATCTACGACGATTACAGAGAATAGGAGGACAACAATGGAATACACCAAACTTGAAGTATTTTTTGACGAGTATTGCAGCTCGTGCAAGTACAGTGGGACTAGCGAGGTGAAAGACCCGTGCAATGATTGCCTCGCCAATCCAATGAATGAGAATTCGCATAAACCTGTGTTTTGGAAATCAAAAGAAAAGTGAAAGGAGAATACTTATGAAAGACCCACTTAATGGTCTCATCGAAGCGATCGGAGGAATGGCTGAAATGGTAGCCTTGATCAGAGATTCGCTCCTGAAGAATGGATTCACCAGAGAAGAGGCGGTAAGTATGGCCGGAGAATGTCTCACCGCGATCATCCTCAACGCAGGAGGTAAGAAGTAATGGTTACTGAACCCTATTTCGAGTCGTACAGACGCGACGCCATCATTGCCGCAAGAGAACTCTTGTATGGCCCTGTCGTGGTGGCTAAACTCAAGAAAGCCAAGACTGAGGGCGAGGTTTGCCGAATCATGCGGGATGCTCGTAATAAGAAAATTGATCTTGCAGAAATGTTTGGCAAGGTGGCAGCAGACGATGGCTCTTGCTAAAAAGTGTGATATTTGTGGGGGTTTCTACGAGGCCTATAATTGTAATGACGATCCGGATAACCCGAGCGGTATTATGCTCGTGAACGTTTGCAAAGACGATACATATTTTTCGAATGATGTGATCGATTGCTGCCCGGGTTGTATGAAAGTTATTTGCGATACGATCGATAATCTGATTAAGCCTGACGAACCTATGGAGGAGTAAGATAATGGATACTGTTAAGAACGAGAAACTTGCAAAAGCGATGGCATACACTGACGATTATGGCACTTGGTTCATGGAGCTCAAGTACAAGTACGAGGACGAAAAGGGCGTCCATGAGAGATATTATCCAAAAGTCGAGTTTCCTTTCTCCTGTGGAAAGCTGCCTACAGAGGTGTTTAGTGCCGACCGTTTTGGGAACAGCGAGGTGACCATCAGCCTTCCTTATAGTGAAGTGGCTGCTTTTAGGGGAACGTTCCAAAATCCAGCAAATGGCCAGATAATTAAGGACGTGTATATCATCGATAATCTGATTAAGCCTGCCGTCCGTGAGATGACCGTCGAGGAAATTGAGAGAGAGCTTGGCTATAAGGTCAAGGTTGTTGGGAAGGAGAAGAAATGACCCATGTATTCGTATATACGCTTGATGGCCAGACAGTCGAAGTTGAAATGCCGGATAATTTCTTTCGCGAAGAGACTGGCCTTGAGCTTGATAAGAACCTAAACCATCTCAAAGCTATATTTCCTGGTAATATCGATTATATTTGCATTAAGCAAGAAGATGGGACTGAGCTTAAAGCATATTTTGCGTATTGAAAGGAGAAAGGACCATCGTAATGGACATCGATATTTTCAAACATGAAGATAACTGGCAGGATGTGAAAGATTCTACCATGAATACTATTGGCAAAACCACCGGAACATATCCCGACTCAGTTTGGAAGAAGAAACTTCTACTTGCAGAGCACTCGCCAATTCGCCGACTCAAATTCTACTGGCGCTGGGTTCAACTTAAATACTGGGTCAGCGTGCATTTTGTTCGCCATAAAATTGGCATTGAACACTGGGTAACGACTCAGCGAACCGATCGGACGGGCATTAACCGAGACGACCTCCCTCAAAGCGCTTTTGTAAATCATGCATGCGAGGCAGATGCTCAAGCCCTTATCAACATGAGCCGTAAGCGTTTGTGCTCATGTGCTGCTCCTGAGACAAGGGAAGCCTGGCAAAAGGTTAAGGACAAGGTGTCTGAGACTGAACCGGAGTTAGCAAGTTGTATGGTCAGAGAATGCATTTACCGAGGATTCTGCCCAGAGATGTTCGGGTGCGGATATGACAAAACCGACGCATACAAGAAGGAGCTTGAAGAGTACAGGAGGGCATAAATGTGTAATAACTACTGCATCAGATGCACTCGTAAAGTTCCTGTATTCTTTGGACACCGACGCGTTCAGATCGAGCATGGCTCTGTTAAGACTACGTTCGATGAAGAATACGCCATTTGCCAGTATTGCGGAAGAGAAGTCTATGACTCTAAAGTGCATGACAGGAATGTGAAAGCTTGTGAACGCGCCATAGATGAGGCTCGAAGAGAGCGGTTGAAAGGAGAAAATAATGAAAGTATCTGAGATTTGTAAGATCGTAAATGATTGCGACAGACTTCGTGATATTTTGCGTCAGGATAAGCACTCGCTAACTGACTCAGAAATTAATGAAATCTGTGATCTGCTATGGGATTACAGAGTCGAACTTCTGAAGAAAGAAGTTAAATAAGAAGAGGCCAACACATGAAGCCCAAAAAGAAGAAGCCGAAAGTTAACCCTCTTGATATTTCTCAGGCCAAAGCAAAGGCTGTGAGGAACACGATCCTGATGGCAGAATATGTCTTGCAGTCTAAGCACGGGTTCGATCGTGACCAGATTGTGGAATTTCTTATGAATATGACATACGTGGCTGATGCTATTCAAGAGGGTCGACTTAATATGGCAGATATTGAGAAAGCCAATAAGCGAGAAGTGCATTTGAGTATCACCTCGGGCACTGACGCGAAATAAACATGCTCCTTTGTGAAAGGAGTGATATTCACATGAAAACAATGACAATTAAAGTTGGAACTCTTGTAAAACTTGGCCTTGTGGTGGCAGCTATGGAACTAGCATCCGATATGGGCAGAGCAGCGATGTTTACGGCAGTTAAGCAGTATGATGAAGAAACTGCCGACGGCATCATTGGGATCTTTGACGATGCAATTAACGACAAGCGGTGGCCTCGCCGTAAGAGGATCAAACTTAAAATTGTTAGAAGCATGTGTAAATTTGCCGAAAATTAAAAAATTTAGGAGGCCTGAAACACGGTCTCCTATTTTTCGTTTTGTGGAACTTGAAAGGAGAACAAGATGCAAAAGCAAGCTCAGCGTATCCTACTCGCCGCTCTCGTAATCATACTGATTGCGGTTGTTTCTGCTCGTGTTGATGCGGTTTATTGCCCTCTAGTGTATGCCCCTGAGACGCCAAATATTGAGCTCTCTGGGCTTTGCGAACCGGCGCTATCGGTTGCCGCGGAAGTAGAGGAAATCGATTACAGCGCAGAAAAACAGCCTTCTAGGCCATTCTGTGAGGACGACATCGTGCTTATTGCTAAAACTTTGTACGGAGAGGCGAGAGGTTGTCCGAAAGAGGAGCAGATGAAGGTCGTTTGGTGCATTTTGAATCGCGTTGACGACCCTAGATTTCCTAGTACAATCGCGGGTGTCGTGACGCAGCCGAGCCAGTTTCACGGGTATTCGAGTGGGTTTCCGGTGTGCGATCAGCAGTACGAAATTGCTGAAGAGGTGCTGAATTTGTGGGCTGATGAGAAGCTTGGAGAGATTGTAGACAGGAATTTGCCGAGAGAATATTGCTTCTTTTACGGTGATGGAGTCATGAATCACTTCAAAACTGCCTACTAATTTGGGTAAAAATAGGGTTTGTAGCGACTACCGACCCTATTTTTTTAGGGTGAAACTGAGGTTTGGCGGGGTAGATTTGATGATATTTGAAGTTGAAAGTTACCCATATCTGACAAAAAAACCGTTGAAAAGTGGACTTGACTCGTAGTCAAGTGGGTCTAAAAGTTGACTCAGAGTCAAGAAAATAGGCAATCTTGACTCGCGGTCAAGTGGGGTCAACTATTATATATATTTTTTATTTTTTAAACAATAGTTTAATTTTACCCCTATTTTACCCTATTTTACCCCTATTTTAACTACGCGCGAAGAGAAAAAAGATAATAAAAATAAAATTTTATAATAATAGTTGAGGGGGGTTGACTGCGAGTCAAGTTTTCAAGTTTACGGTAATTTTCAAGTTTTTATGATGAAAGGAGCACCTCTATGAGAACAATTAGTGAAGTCGAGCTTCTGAAGGAGTTTGGCGATAATCTTAGGGATATTCTTATTGAGTACCAAATGACCCAAGCAGAACTTGCGGAAGAGACTGGTATGAGTGAAGCTACTATTAGCCGTTATATTAAAGGCGAACGTATGCCGACTCTGCGTTCATTGGTCAATCTTATCTACGTCCTTGAATGCGACCCCGACGAGTTAATCGATTTTGATTACTTTGTAGAGTGATAGAAAGGGGGTTTAGTGATGACAGAAGAATGGCGGGATAATTTCAAGAGAGCTTTACGAGTTCAATTGAGACAGAAAGGGTGGACACAAAGAGATTTGTCAATACATAGCGGAATTTCCGAGATAACTATAAGCAAGTATAGGAATGGGACAGCAACACCCTCGGTTAGTAGCCTAATTAAGATGGCAAATGCATTAGGCTGCAAGTTTGGAGACCTAGCGGATTTCGACTAAAAACTTAAACAAAAGTTTAATTTTTCGCATGTAAAACATACCCTTTTATGAGAGGAAGAATATAACCGAAATTTTAGGCTATATTCTATTGTTTTTGATCTAAAAAGAAAGGAGGGTCTGCTTATGGCTAGGAGTTCAAGACTAGAGTCTGGATTCCAAGATAGACTGCGGGATGATTTAAAACAACTCTTTCCTGGCTGCATGGTCTTTAAAATGGATCAAATCCAAGGTATTCCAGATTTGCTGGTTCTCTACAAAGATAAATGGGCCTTACTCGAAAACAAAAGAAGTCGAAATGCAAAAAGGCAGCCCAACCAAGAATACTATGTTGATTTGTTCAACGATATGTCGTTCTCAAGATTTATATTTCCAGAGAACAAAGAAGCTGTTCTTGCTGAGCTAGAGTATTTCTTTAACGACTAACTTAAGGAGAATATTTATGCGATTCAACAACCACAGAAATCTTGAAGGGTTGCATGCCCCATTCAGTCCGAGCCAATCAACATGGCTTAGATATGATGACGATAAAGCTGCCGAAGTATATTCGAATAGGAAGGCGGCGGAGCTCGGCTCAAGATTGCACCAATGGGCTAAGGACACCATAGACTTGGGAATAAAACAACCTCGATCCAAAAAGACCCTTTACGCATATGTCAACGATGCGATCGGGTACAAGATGGATACTGAGGTTGTTTTGTTTTATTCTGAAAGATTCTTCGGTACTGCTGACGCTATATCTTTCAGAAATAACACATTACGCATACATGACTTGAAGACAGGTAAACTTCCTGTGCACATGGAGCAGCTTGAAATATACGCTGCTCTTTTTTGTTTGGAATACAGAGTTAAACCCGGAGATATCGAGATGGAACTTCGGATCTATCAGAATGATGAGGTAATCTACTTCAACCCGACAGCCGAAGATATTTTGCCCATTATGGACAAGATCGTCCATCTCAATAAGTTACTTGAACAACTTGACGGAGAGGAAGGATGATACTATGAACCAAGTAGTCGACGAAATGGTGGCCATACTTAATGGCGATGAGGATGCTCTATACCATTACGGTATGCCGCGCAGATCCGGCCGCTATCCTTGGGGTTCTGGTGAAGATGGTTACCAGCGTAGTAGAGACTTCCTCGGCAGAATTGAAGAGTATAGAAAGCAGGGCAAAAGCGAAAAAGAAATCGCTGAAGCAATGGGTATTGTGAACGAGAAGAAAGAGCCTTCCATTAATAGACTGAGAGCTCAAATCGGCGTTGCCAACTATACTCGCCAACTCTACCAGTTAGAGACAATGAAACGACTTCGTGATAAGGAAGGCCTTGGACCTACCGAAATTGGTAAGAAAATGGGTCTTCCCGAATCTACCGTTCGTTCTATGATGGAGCCAAAACGAGAAGAGAAACTGAAGGAATTCATGAGCACCGCTGACTTTATTAGAGAACAGATCAACACCAGAGGTATGATCGAAGTTGGTAAGGGTGTCGAAAGAGAGCTTAATGTTTCGAGAGAAAAGCTTAACCAAGCTCTTTATATTCTTGAAGCAGAAGGATATCCTGTGTGGGGCGGAGGCGTCGGCCAAATCAACAACCCAGGAAAGCAGACCAACTCCAAAGTCATTTGTCCTCCTGGCACTCCGCACAAAGATATTTATAACTATGAGAATGTCCATTCCTTGAAAGAGTATATTAGCAGAGATGATGGGCAGACATATGAAAAGAAGTTCCATTATCCCGAAAGTCTTGATTCGAAGCGCCTTATGGTTCGATATATGGAAGATGGGGGCATCGATAAAGATGGCCTTGTAGAACTTCGAAGAGGTGTGCCTGATCTGTCGCTAGGCGACTCTAGATATTCTCAGGTTCGTATTATGGTGGATGGCAAGAAGTACATCAAAGGAATGGCTGTCTATTCCGATGATATGCCTCCTGGCGTCGATGTTATATTCAATACCAACAAATCCAAGTCGAAGGGGAAACTGGAATGTCTTAAAGATATTAAGGATGACCCAGATAACCCATTTGGCTCTTTGATCAAAGATGCTGAGCAAGGCGGCCAGTATTGGTATGACTCGAAGACAGGGGAACGTATATCAGGGAGCAGCACCAACCCGAATAAGAAGCTAGGCCTTATCAATAAGAGAGCCGACGAAGGCGATTGGTCTGATTGGAAAGATGCGCTTCCTTCTCAGTTCTTGTCAAAGCAGTCTGTTGAGATGGCGCGCAAGCAGCTTGGAATAGCAAAGGCTAATAAACTCGAAGAGTACGACGAGCTGTGTTCATTAACCAACCCGACAGTTAAGAAGCATTTGCTGACTAAGTTTGCAGACGAATGCGATTCTGCGGCGGTCCATTTACAAGCGGCGGCCTTACCTGGGCAGAAGTATCACGCTATTATTCCTATCAACACGATGAAGGACACCGAAGTCTTTGCTCCTAATTACAAAGATGGCACAAAGCTTGCCCTTATTCGATATCCTCATGCAGGCACTTTCGAGATACCTGTGCTGACTGTTAATAACAACCAACCTACAGCGAAGAAGATCTTGGGCCTTGATGTCCGAGACGCCATTGGGATCAACAAGAAAGTTGCAGATCAATTGTCTGGTGCTGACTTTGACGGCGATACAGTCATGTGTATTCCTACCCATGATAGCCGCGGCAAAGTAAAGATTGCTCACAAGGATTACCTGACAGAGCTCGAGGGGTTCGATCCTAAGACTGCATATCCCGAAGTTCCTGGTATGAAATACATGAAAGACCCTGTCACAAAGAAGGACGCTACTCAGTCTGAGATGGGGAAGATCAGTAACCTTATCTCAGATATGACCCTTCTTGGCGCGTCTGACCAGGAATTAGCCAGAGCTGTTAAACACAGTATGGTGGTCATTGATGCCGGTAAGCACAAGCTGGACTACAAGCGAAGTGAAATCGAGAATGATATTGCGTCGCTTAGAAAAGACTACCAGGGGAAGAAGTCTGGCGGTGCAGCGACTATCATCTCGAAAGCAAGCGGTCAGTATACTGTTGATAAAAGACAGGGAAACTATCGTGTCAACTTAAAGGGCAAGGAATGGTATGACCCTAGCAAACCTGAGGGTGCTAAGATATGGAAGACTGCCGATGATCTGTACTACCCCGTACGCAAGTATGACAAGGCTACGGGTACTATGACTATCAGGACCGCCAACGGTAAGAAGATCACCTATGATGTGACGGATAAGGAGGCATATGCCAAGTATACCCCCGTCAAGAAAGTAAACCCTAAAACTGGAGAAGTCATATTCACCGACAAGTCAGGAACCATTACCTATAAGACCGAGAAGCGTCACCAAAAGTCCACCAAGATGGAGGAGACTGATGACGCCTATACCCTCCTCTCCAAAGCTAGACACCCCATGGAGATTGTCTATGCCGACTACGCCAATGAGATGAAAGCATTAGCTAACTCGGCACGTATGGAGGTCATGGCTACAGGTAAGATCCAGTATGACAAAGCGGCTAAGTCTAAGTACATAAACGAATATAACTCTCTCATGTCTAAGCTTAATGATGCAGAACTGAATGCACCTCGTGAGCGTGCGGCACAACGTATGGCTAATGCAGAAGTTAAGGCTAAGAAACAGTCTAATCCTGACATGTCTAAAGAAGACGTTAAGAAGGCAGGCCAGCAAGCACTTAATAAGTACAGACAAGAAGTTGGTTCTGTGTCTCGTAAAGATAGAAACATTAAGATCACCGATAAAGAATGGGAAGCTATTCAAGCTGGTGCTATTAGTGAAACTAAACTAACACGCATTCTCAACAACAGTGATGTTGATGTACTTAGAGAAAGAGCTACGCCTCGCAGTACAGTACAGCTTAGCCAAGCTAAGGTCAATCAGATCAAAGCTTTGTCAGGAACATACACAAATGCACAGATTGCAGAGAAGTTTGGCATTTCGGCTTCAGCAGTTTCGAAGTATTTACATTCATGAAAGGAGTGAATTGAACAATGAGACAATGCTTTCTTTCAACAAGAGACAATCCTTTTGATCCTTACGAACAATTCGCTTCTTGGTTCATGTTCGATGTCGAAAAAGGTTACGATTGTTGCGGAAGACTTGATCGTATAGCCAAAACATCTGAAGAATTTTCAGAAGAAGAGAACGAAATTGAAATTGAAAAAGCAATTGATGAAATTATTAAGTACGATTTCACGAATACTTACACAAAAGTAGTCAAAGAACTCGCGGATGCTGGCTAAATATAGCATATGGAAGGGTAAAACCATAGGGGGGGGGTCTCGAAAATAGCACCCCCTCCTAGCAT